ATGTCTTAGGGTCTCGTGGGCTCGGAGATGTGTATAAGAGACAGCCTACTCACTCACCTTCTCGACCCGGTCAGTTCGTCGAGAAAAAACAATCCGAACGTGACTACTTTGACTGGTAAACAATGACTACTGACATCACCACAAAACTCAAGACGGCCTTTGCCGCCCCCGCTTCGAAGGAGGTTACGTTCGAATGCCAGATTCACGGCGTCCAGACGTACACCACCTATCAGCGTCGCGACGGCTCTTGGGCTGATCCGTACTGTCCGGAATGCCGAAGGATCGAGAAGAAACGCGCCGAGCTGCTTGCAGAGATGCAGGCGGACGCGAAAGAGCGCGCCGGTGGCTTGACTCGTGCGCTTCACTGCGAAAGGCCGCTGGACTACGACGTGCCTTGCTTCGCCAACTATCAACCTGAGACGCAGGAAGAAGAGCGCAACCTGTCCATCTGCCGCCGCTTTGCCGAGCGGTTCACGGAACGTGAGCTTGAGCGAGAGAGGGCGCATAACGCACAGGAACCGGATTGGCGCTCTAAAAACTCCATGGGTCTTCTGCTCTTCGGCAACTATGGCACGGGCAAGACGCATCTTGCCTACTCGATCCTGAAGGAACTCGATCGCCAGGGACTGCCGGGGTACTACATCACAATCCCCGACCTCTTCGACCGCATCTCCGACCGCGTCAATCGCATTGACGTGGCTGACGTGCTCGGAAAGCTTTGCATGGTCTCTTGCCTTGTCCTCGATGAGATCGGTGTCCAGTCTGGCGACGCCGACGAGAAGAAGCGTCTCTACCAGATCATTGATGGCCGTATCAAGAACGGTCGCCCGACCATTCTCGTCACGAACCTCGATCGCTCTGAGTTGGTAAACCTGTTGACCGAGCGCGTGGTTTCTCGCGTTATCCAGTCGTCTTACAAGCTTTTCTTTACTGGACGGTGCAGGCGTGAACCCACGCGCCGCTCTGCCGAGGAGGTTTTCTGATGGATCAGACAGTTTTGACGATTGAATATATGAACGAAAGAAACAAAGCCTTGACTAAGGCCGGTGAGGGCATTGTCGCCGCTCGCAAGAGCCTCGATCAACTCGAGGAAGCCCTGAGAGGAACCGTCTCGGGCAAGTTCCCTGATATCGGCCATGTGGCAGACACGACGCACAGGCTTCGTGAAGAGATCGACCAGATTCTGATCGGCCTGGTTGAGTCGAGCATGGTTAAGCCAGAAAGGAGGCTTTGATGATCCTCGATGAGTTCACCGGTCGCAACTGCAAGCGAACCGAATACATCGACGCCCGCGGACGGCACTGGATCGTGCGCACGGACCCGGTCTTCGTTGAACGCAAGCTCGACCGATACGAGACGACGCTGTTACTTCACCTCGAGCACTGCAACGTCCCACATCGCCGCGCCACCAGCGCAACGAAAGAACGCGCATACCTCAAGCACGATGGATTTGTCGCACGGCTACAGCGAGAAGACGCAACGAAACAGGAGGCGAGCGAATGACCAAAAAGCCGTTCTCAACAAAGTTTAAAAAATTTATCCGGAGCTTCCAGGCCCCAGGCGTAATGAACGTAGAAATGCCGATTGAAGCATTCCTAGCGAAGCGGGTGGCTTATCGAGAGGCAATGTTGGCCGACGGGTGGAATGGAAGCGCACGAGCTCTTCCACATTTTTGGGGATGCTCATGCGCGTTCGATGACTCAGGGGAGTGTAACTGCGGTGTCAAAGCTTTATCGGAGGGAAGGCGGATGAAATTTGCCCTTCAGTACAGCCGATTTGCTCTAACCACTGAGTGGAGATTCCTCCGAGAAGTTCTGCACGTTCTACATCAGCAAAAGAGATGGTTTGCGCAAGAGACACGCGACAGGATTCAGGCCTCGTTGGCAAGACATAGGCAACAAAGGCGCTTGTTGCATTACTTCCATCCGGACGAAGCAATAACCCGCCGTTTAGGACTACGGATAGTTGACGCTGACTTTTCAGCGTAAGCCGAACGATCCGTTTTTGGCTGTGAGCCAGTTCGAGGATTTCAAAAATAGATTCAGGATTCATTTTTCCTCCGTGGGTTGGTTGAACGTTTGTCTGGGGAGACAACCTCAATCTTCTCACGGGGGAGCCAGAGAGGTAACGAGAATGACAGGGTTTTGGACTTACATGTGCGTGCTCACGGTCGTTGTTGGCATAGTCGCAATCGCATGGATTTTTCGCGACTGGAGGGGCTAAGAGATGAACTTTGCGCAACTCTTCTTTTCGATCTTGGCCTTCGGCGTGCTCACGCTCGGAATCTTTTGGGCTTTTCAGGAGGCAGCTTATCGGGCACAGGTCTTGGGTGATTCGATTACGCCGCCATTTCTGCGAGGCATATCGGCAATGATTGCGGCCGTGTACGCGGCTTCCGCCGTTGTTTCATCGCTGTATTGGCTAAGGAGCGTGCTCGCATGACGGACGAAATCGAATGCCTTATAGGGATCGTCCTGCTTTTCGTCATGTACGTTGCATGGATTTTTGAGAGCGATGACCGGGACGAATGAGCAAAAGCATATTGACCACAGGAGGACGTTATGAGGTGGAACATCAAGGGCTTCGACCAGTACGAAGTCGACGAGGCAGGGCAAGTCTGGGCCAAGCCGCAAAAGCGCCGATTCTGCAACAGCTGTCGCCTGATCCCCGAAAAGCCACTCAAGCTCGAAAAGGCGGGCACGTGGCAGATGCGGAAGGCGGGCCTGCCACAGCGCCTGCGCCCCGACGAAATTGAACAACTCAAAATCGCAAAAGGAGAAACCGATGCAACCCACTCGTAGCACTCGCATGTCTGAAATCAAGGACGAGGACTTTGAGCCGATCGAGAAGGACGGGAAGCTCAATGCCCCCAAAATCGGCGAGCGATGCCTTTTCCTGCTCAGAGCCTGGCACGGGCGTCCTGTCAATGGCTTCAGGGTCTTCGGATATCGGGAGGACGATGCGCTCATCTACGTACCTCTCTACAAGCAAAGCCTGTCGCTCCTGAACGTCAAGGGATGGATTCGCGTTGGCGGTGAGCTGTTCTATAACGGGCGCTTCGGAGGTGCGAAATGACCAGCCTCTTCACACCTGACGAACTACCGCGCATGGCTAAAACGCTCAAGACGCTCGAGACGACCATCGACGCGATCGTCTGCGCAGATGAAAGCCAGCACGTGAGAAATCACTCATGGGATCGCTTGGACAACCGCAAGCGCGTCAAGCAAGCACTCCGCGCAGCAAAGCATCAGGCAGATTCCATGCTGCGACTGATGGAACGCACCGACCTCGAGAGACTCGCACATGAATAGAAAAGTCTTCGCGCTCGGGCGCATGAAGTCCGGACAGATGAACCGCACAGAGGCGGCTTATGCAACCACGCTAGAAGCCGCCAGAAACGCGCAGGAGATCGTCTGGTATGCCTTTGAAGGCGTCACTCTTAAGCTCGCAGATGGATGCCGCTACACGCCTGATTTCGCTGTTCTACGAGCTGACGGCGTCATGGAGATGCACGAGGTCAAAGGCTACTGGACCGACGATGCACGTGTGAAGGTCAAGGTTGCTGCTGAGAAGTTTCCGTTCGTTTTCAAAGCTGTCTACAAGCAAGCAAAGAAAGACGGCGGAGGTTGGAGGATTGAGGAGTTCTGATGATCACGAAAGAGCAAGAACAGCGACTTCGCAACTGGGTGCGAGCAAACCGCGAATGCCCAAGAGTCAAGAAGGGGGCGACGCTTGTCTTCTGTGAGTCGCTTCGCTACTGGTATGACCACGAGGCGGAAGAGGGAGATGACGAGCCGCCGACGCGACCGCCGCAGGCAGAGAGACGGGGCATCGACGTCGACGACGCTAACCTGCTCGACCGAGCTTACAGAGATCGAGAAATGCGTAACATCAGCCGCGCAGTTCTGCGCATGTTCTACTGCGAGAAGCGCCACCCCAGGGACATCGAACGCGAGCTCTCGCTAGGGGAAAAGACGCTCAACATGCATAGGGAACGAGCCGTCAATCAGATCTTCCGAATTGTTGAATCTTTGGAGAAGGAGGCGTAAAATGACCAAATAAGGTCGTATGACAGCTGCAGTTGGCAGTCCGGTTTTCCGTGGGCTCCCGTATGGGAGCTTCGGCGTGCCCGAAAGAAACGAACCCGCAAGCGTATGCAAGCGTTTCAGAGCTGACGCTAGCTTGAGTTAAGATGTAATTGAGCCCGCGGTGAAGAACTGCGGGCTTTTTTCGTTTACAACACCGCGCACGCCTCTCAACGATGCGCAACCCGCGCGGTTTCCATTCGCTACCTTAGGTCAGTTTGCTCTAAGGCCTGGGTGGGGAGAAATCCTCGCCCTCTCTAATTCCTTGGGTTACCTATGAAGAAAGCTATTGTGGCGGCCATTGCGGTCGCCTTTTTCGTTTCTACAGCAGCTGAAGCACGAGGTGGTCGTGGGTTCAGCGGCGGTCGTTCGTTCTCCCGTCCTGCTCCTGCCCGAACCTATGCACCGAAGCGCACGATTGTCGTGAAGAAAAACACCACCGTCGTGAATCAGACCGTTCGTCAGAACACCACCTCTTCGGGTGGCGGCTTCTGGTCTAGCGTCATGGGTTCGGCTGTCGGCTCGACGGCGGGTTCTATGGCGGGCAATGCCATTTACGACTCCATGACGAAGGACGACGAACCGAAGCAGCCGGTACAGGCTCCTCAGCAACCGCAGGTCATTTACGTTCCCGTCGGTTCTGACGGCAAGCCCGTTCAGCAGAACCAGTAACACAAGCAACTCGTCAATTGGTGGAAACGCCAATGCGAGAAGCGGGCGCGAGGTGCGATCCTTGAAGGACTCAAAAACATTCGTTATGAGTCTTTCATAGGATTAAACCAAAATGAGAAAAACCGTTACGGCTTTTGTGGCCAGTTTGTTTTGCGCCTCGGCATTCGCGGGATTGACGCAAACCGAAAAGGACGTTTTTAACACCATTGTGCGAGACGACATCAATGGCGCGTACAACGTGGACCAGGCGGCAACGTTTGCAATAGCCGCCGGAGGTACAAACCCAATCTACCAAGACGTCGACGTAATTGAGCGCGAGTTTCAGAGTAACGAACTTCGTGCAAACAAAAAGTACAAGGGCAAACAGGTTTTGATTGAGGGGCGAATTGATGAGGTTCGCGTTAACAGCTTCAATACCGCAATGGTTGTTTTCTCAAGTCCGCAAAGGGTTGTGACGCCTACCGCGACATTCGCAAAACAGGAAGAGCAATCCGATTACATTGCCGATTTCGACAGGGGGCAGAGAATTGCGCTTCTGTGCAATGTAGACGGTCTTTCGGTCGGAAACGTTCGATTTAGCGAGTGCCAGACCGTCCCTTACATGGTGAAAAAATTCCAAGACGGCGCAACAGCGTGTCTGGAAGAGCTTGAAAAAGGTCGCGCACCAAAAGAGGAATGGTTAAGCAAACTGATAGCTGTTTCTGTCGGGGTCGCTGGTGCGCTGACGCCCGAGGAGGCTGCCGCCGTCGCCAAGCCTGATGCAACGAGTGATTGTTTAAAGCGAGTTATGCCAAATCTCAAGGATTTGACAACAAGCCCCAAAACGCAAGAACGACTGAAAGCCTTGGGCTTGACGTTTCCCAAGTAAACGCCAAAAACAAAGAACACACGAACTCTCGTAGGAAACTACGGGAGTTTTTTTCGTCCAGCAAACGACTTGAGGAGGTCGAGATGGGCAACGAAATTACGCCGTCCACGCGGCTCAAGGTGGAATACCGAAAGGTCGCAGACCTCATACCCTACGCCCGAAACGCTCGAACGCATAGCGATGAGCAAGTTTCTCGCATTGCGGGATCGATCCAAGAATTTGGCTGGACTAACCCAATTCTTGTTGACGGCACAAACGGCATTCTCGCGGGACATGGCCGCCTAGCGGCAGCACGAAAGCTCGGCATGAGCGAAGTCCCCGTGATCGAATTGGCGGGACTGAGCAAAACACAGAAACGCGCCTACATTCTCGCTGACAACAAGCTCGCATTAGACGCGGGCTGGGACGACGAACTGCTAAAGGTCGAACTCGAAGAGCTGAAACTGGAAGGCGTGGAACTTGACGACATAGGCTTTTCTTCGGAAGAGCTTGACGACTTATTGACCGTTGACGATTCTGACGATTCCGACGAGCCTGATATTCCTGAGCCTAAGCCAGACCCTGTATCGAAACGCGGCGACGTTTGGACGCTTGGTGTTCACCGAGTAATGTGCGGTGATTCATGCTCTGCCACAGATATTTCTAAGCTTGTGGGGGGGGGTAGGGTAAACCTCTACCTGACGGACCCTCCCTACAACGTAGCCTACGAAGGCAAGACGAAAGACGCTCTTACGATTGAAAACGATTCGATGGAGGATGGGGCCTTCAGGCAGTTCCTCGTTGATGCGTTTTCAATGGCGGACACCGTCCTTGAGCCGGGCGGCGTTTTCTACATCTGGCACGCCGACTCGGAGGGATACAACTTCCGTGGCGCTTGCCGAGACGTTGGCTGGAAGGTGCGCGAGTGCCTGATCTGGAACAAGAACGCCTTTGTTCTTGGTCGCCAGGACTACCAGTGGAAACACGAACCCTGCCTTTATGGGTGGAAAGACGGCGCGAGTCATGAGTGGTACTCAGACAGAAGCCAGACGACGGTTATTGACTGTGATCGCCCGACGAGAAACGGCGAGCATCCGACGATGAAGCCTGTGGAGCTTTTCCGTTATTTGATGGAAAACTCAACGAAGAAAGGCGACAGCGTTTTGGACAGCTTTGGCGGCTCAGGGACAACTCTTGTCGCAGCAGAACAGACCGGGCGCATTGCGTACCTGATGGAACTTGATCCCGTTTACGTTGATGTCATCATCAAACGTTGGCAGGAAATGACGGGGCTTGAAGCCGTTCGAGATGACGGCAAAACCTACAACTCGCTGATTTGAAAACTCTCGGAGGGGTGACCCAGTAACCGAGAGTTTTACAACCATGTTTGAAGGATTGTCTTAACTCGGCGAACATCGGAACTGCCCCGTACCTTCCGAGAGTATTCATATGGCTAGAACAAAAATTCCAATCGACTTGAGAAAGGTTGAGGAATACGCTCAAGTCTGCGACAGCGAGGAGGAAATCGCTTTTGCTCTTGGGATTTCCCAAGACACCCTAACTCGCCGAAAACAGGAATATGCGGATTTTGCGGAAGCGATAAAAAGAGGCAAGGCCAAGGCTAACGTTTTCGTCGGCGGCAAGCTCATGGAAAAGATTCGAGGGGGCGACACGGCCTCCATCATCTTTTACATGAAAGCCCGTTGCGGCTGGAAGGAAACCTCGCGCAACGAATTGTCGGGCGCGAACGGCGGCGCAATCAAGGTTGACGCCACGCCCGACCTCTCCGGCGTTGATTTGGACAAACTTAAGGCGGTAAAGGAAATGCTTTATGGCAACTCGACTGCCGACACTGATCGAACTTGATCAGGAGATTGCGCGGCGCAGCCTGTCCGAGTTCTGCAAGATGGCGTGGCACGTGCTCGAGCCTGCAACTCCGATCAAGTGGGGCTGGGCGCTCGACGCGATGTGCGAGCACCTCGAGGCCGTGCACAACGGTCAGATCAAGCGCCTTTTGATGAATGTTCCGCCGGGCATGATGAAATCGCTCTTGACGGGCGTTTTCTTTCCGGCTTGGGAATGGGGCGCAGGCGGACAGCCTTCAATGCGCTATCTGACGACGGCGCATAAGGAAGACCTCGCTATCCGAGACAACCTCAAGTGCCGACGCCTGATCTCCTCTGACTGGTATCAGGAGCGATGGGGCGTTGAGCTGTGTGGCGACCAGAACGCAAAGAAGAAGTTCGAGAACACGGCTACTGGCTTTCGTGAGTCAATGGCTTTCCGAAGCCTTACTGGCTCTCGAGGCGATCGCATCATCATCGACGACCCGCTGTCTGTCGACGATGCGTTTTCACAGGCCGCGTTGCTCTCCGCTGAGACAACCTTCCTAGAAGCCGTCCCGTCACGAGTGAACAACAGCGATTCGGCGATCATCGTGATCATGCAGCGCTTGCATGAACGCGATACGTCGGGCGTGATCCTCGCCAAGGAACTCGGCTATGAGCACCTGATGCTCCCGATGCGCTTTGAGGAAAACCGCAGGTGTAAAACCTGCATCGGCTTCACCGACCCTCGAAAGAAGGAAGGGGAGCTGCTCTTCCCAGAGCGCTTCACAGCCTCGCAGGTGGACGAGATGGAAAAGACGATGGGCGGCTACGCTACGGCGGGTCAGTTCCAACAGCGTCCCGTCCCGCGCGGCGGCGGCCTGTTCAAGGCCGAGTGGATCCAACGTTGGACGCCCGAGATGCTCCCGACGCACTTTGACCGCGTGGTCTGCTCTTGGGACATGACCTTCAAGGGCACGGACCGAAGCGACTACGTTGTGGGTCAGGTCTGGGGTGCGCGTGACGGCAGCTTCTACCTGCTCGACCAGGTTCGCGGGCAATGGGACTTCGTGAAGACGGTCGAGATGTTCGAGCGGCTTTCCGAGAAGCACCCAGAGGCCACGCGCAAGCTGGTCGAAGACAAGGCGAACGGCTCTGCCGTGATTGCCACGCTGAAGAAGCACGTGACGGGCATCGTCCCGATCACGCCGAAGGAATCCAAGGAAGCACGCGCTTACGCCGTGTCGACCCTCTGGGAGGCGAAGAACGTCTTCCTCCCGCCGGCCACGGCCACGTGGGTCGACCTTGAGTTCATCCCCGAGCTTTTGGCGTTCCCGGCAAGCGCTCACGACGATATGGTCGACTCAATGACTCAAGCGCTTTCTGACCTGACGAAGAACGCGCGTCCGAAGATTCACGCGTCTAACCTCGCCTACCTCCGCAGGGGTTAGGTACATAAAACGAAAGCCGCAGGTGCTACCAACACCGAGCGGCTTTCTTGTTTCAACCTTCATACACAAGGCTGATCCATGAAGGATATTTTACAGGCTTTTGGCGCGTTCTACGCGATGAAGGGGCTTTCTCAGATGTTGACTTCACCTCTAAGCCGCGTCCCTGCCGACTGGAAGATCATTCGCGTTTTGCTCACAGCCTCCGCCTGCGTCCTTTTCGGGATGCTGACGGTTTACGGCCTTGAGTTCATGGCGAACCACTGGCCGTTCTGAAAACGAGGTTTTCCGCAGGCAATGGGGCGGCACTGGCCACCTACCAACCACCTGCCACTTACTGGCCATCTACTGGCCTTTCTAGAGGAAAGTTATGGCTAAGAAGATCAAGGCCGAACCGCCGCAGGCTGCGCCGCGACGGATCCTGGTCGAGGATGCGCTCGCTCATGCGATGAAGCGCCCCCTCACCACTGCGGACATCAAGCGCACCTACGCGCTCCCGCAGACACTCGGGTGCAAGCAGTCCGAACGCGTTGCGCTCGACCGACAGCTGACCCGCACCGTGGGGTTTGACTCCATGTGCGGCTCGCTCGCGGAACACGCGGCGGCTATGGGTCAGTTCCCGATGACGAGCTTCGTCGGCTACGGCGCTCTGCAACAGATCGCCCAGAACGGCATGGTCCGCAACTGCATCAAGACCGTCGCGGACGACGTAACCCGCGAATGGATCAAGATCACGGGCGGTGAGGACACGCCAGCCGAGATGCTCGAGCAGCTTGAGACCGAGCAGCGACGCTACCGACTGCAGGAGCTGTTCAATCAGGCCATTGCCAAAGTCGGCTTCATGGGCGGCGCGTTCATCTTCATCGACACGGGCGCGCAGACCTCGGAAGGCGAGGACGTGGACTTGGAGCTCCCGCTCCGCCTCATCGCCGAGTCTGCCGAGGTCGGCAAGGATTGCGACCTGCGATTCGTCGTGGTCGACCCCGTGAACGTCTCCCCGGGCGAGTACAACAGCATCGACCCGCTCCGCGAGGACTACATGACGCCGCGCAAGTGGTTCGTCCTCGGGCGCACGGTTCACGCCTCGCGCCTGCTGCCGCTTTACGCGAACGAACCCCCGGTGCTGTTCAAGCCCGCGTACAACTTCCTCGGCATTCCGCAAGCCCAGATCCTCTGGGACTACATCCTGCATTGGAACGAATGCCGCGTGTATGCGCAGGATCTCATCAAGAAGATGAGCCTCCTCGTGTACTACACGAACTCGCAGGAACGTATGTCGACGATGGGCGGCATTCAGGAGCTCGACGCGGTCATGGAGGTTCTACAGCACTACCGTGACAACAACTCAGTGTTCCTCGCGAACACGGACACGGACAAGGTCGAGAACGTCACGACTGCCATCAGCGGCGTCTCCGACATCGTGAAGCAGGCGCAGGAGATGATCGCGGCAGTCAACCGCACGCCCGCCGTGAAGCTCTTCGGCATCTCGCCCGCAGGCTTCAACGCTACGGGCGAGTCCGACCTGCGCAACTACAACGACCACATCCGCAGTCAGCAGGAACTCTACCGACGCGCCATTCAGACGTGCCTTGATGCGCTTCAGCTGAAGCTCTGGGGCAAGATCGACCCCTCGATCTCGTTCGAGTGGAACGAGGTCGACATGGACAACGAGTCGGCACAGTCCGCGAACTTCAACGCCCGCGTGACGGCCCTTGCCGCGCTCAAGGACCGCAACGCCATCTCCGCCGATGAAATGCGTCAGGCGATGCGCCTTGAAAAGTGCTCGCACCTCGCATTCCTTGGCGACGATATGCCCGCAGGCGAGGAAGGGGAGCTGATGACCGATGACGGGTCTAGCGACCTGCTCGCGGCCCTCATGGGAGGCAAGCATGAAGACGGCGAGGGCGATTGAGCCGAACGCAGGCACGAGGCGAGAGTACGCCAAGAGGGTCAACCGACTGGTAAACCAGTTCCTCGACCTGATGACCGATGAGATCCTCCTGCACGTTGCCGACGCGGGTGACCTGGTCGCGCAAGACTGGTCGCTCTCCAAGCCGACGCGCAAGGCTGACCGTGAAAAGCTCAGGCGCATTCGTGCGCGGGTACTGGCAGCGTGGAAGCGGGATCCCGCCGCGTTCGCTGCGGACATCGACGACTACGTGAGTCGCAACATCGTCAGGTGGACAGGGTATCTCGACCGCTCTGCCGAGAAGCTCGCGCAGTGGGTCGCGCGTTCCATTGCCGCTGACGTGACGAACGCACAGAAGCAGGCGTACCTCTCTGCGGGAATCTCGCCCGAAGTCTTCAAGGACAAGTGGACGATCCCCGTTGTGCGACAGCACATCAGTCCGACCGCCGCAAGGCTAATTCCTTCGATCGTGGAGGAGTCGGTCGGGAACATCGAGCGTCTGGCACTGTCCAAGGCCTCGCGCCTGCAACAGGTCATCACCGAAGGCCTCGCGCAAGGGCATACGGTTTCCAAGGTCAAGCAAACGCTCAGGTCTTTCGGCGGGTTCGACGAGAGCACCGCGACGAGCTGGGCGATTGACCAGACATGCCGCATCACCCAGAGCATCCTCCGCGCGAACGATGCGGAGCTGGGGGTGACTAAGGGCGTGTGGATCCACGTGCCAGGTCAGTACACCTCCCGCGAGACGCACCGCGCGCTGCACGGAAAGACGTTCGATCTTGATGTCGGCCTCTACGACAAGGACGTGGGCGCGAACGTCGTCCCCGGAGAACTCAGGTTCTGCAGGTGCATCTATCGCCCTGTTTTGCCCTTCAACGTTTAACGATCATGACTACTTTGGCTTTTGATTCCGCCGTCACTTTTCGTTGGCACGACGAGGACGGCAGGATGCACGTGGACAGGTCGAACCTCACCAGAGTTCAGGTCGCGCCGTACTACGGACGCGAAATCCCCGACTCTGAAAGGCTCGGACTTGATCCCGAAAAAATCTACTACGGGTACCGACCTGCCGAGGAGCTGTCCGATCCCGAGACGGTGCGCTCCGTGATCGGCATTCCGATTCAGCTCAATCACCACCTCGACTACCCCGACGCGCCCGCCAAGGACACGCGCGTGGGTTCGACTGGGGATTCGGCGAAGTTCGACGGCACGTACCTGAGCAACTCGCTCCACATTCAGGACGCGGACGCGTGCGCCCGCATCCGAGACGGGAGCATGAGACAGCTTTCACTGGCGTACCACTACGAGCCTGAGATGCACTCGGGTGAGTGGAACGGCCAGACGTATGACTTCATCATGCGCAGGATTCGCGGACAGCACCTTGCGCTTGTGGAGGAGGGACGAGCAGGGTCTTCCTGCATCGTCGAGGATCACGCTTTGGAACTGGGAGAAAAAGCGATGAATGAAGAAACGCCGATCAAGGCGGGCGATGCTCCCGAGGTCGAAGAGACCGAAGTGCGGATCGCCGACGAAATCGGAAGGCTCGCGGATGACCTCCGTGACCTCCATGAAACCACCGAAACGGGGGAAATTGTGGACAACGAAACCGCTGTGACCGAAGACACCGACAAGGCCGCGAAGATCGAGGCCATCGTCGAAGCCTTCAAGCAACGCGGCGCTACCGACGAGGAAGCCGCCGCCCTTCTGCAGGCACTGAACGAGCTCGCCACCGCCGAGCCGCAGGTCGCTGATGAGGAGGTCGACCCGACCGCCGCCACGGACGAAGAAGCCGAGGCCGAAAAAGCCGAGGAAGTCAACCCCGTGGTCGAGGCCGCCAAGGCCGCAGGCGTCGATGCCGACAACCCCGAAGTGCTCAAGGCCTTCGAGGCCGGAATGAACTTCAAGGGCGAGGCCGAGGACGAAGAGCCTGAAGCAGAGGATGAGGAATGCGCCGCCGACCAGGATGAACCTGCGTGCGACGAAGAACCCGCCGAGGACGAAGAACCTGAAGCCGCTGCCGACGAAGAGGAGCAGCCCGCCACTGCGCAGGATGCCGCCATTCGCAAGCTCGAGCAGAAGTTCGATGCCATCGACGAATGCCGAAAGGTTCTCGGTCGCGTTCGCGCGTCCGCTTTTGACTCCGCAGGTGCGGTCTATCTCGCCGCACTCAAGCAGATGGGCGCTCCCATGCGCGGCGTCACGAAGATGAATGCTCAAGCCGTTTACCTCGGCTTCATCAGCGGTCAGAAGTCCGCCGCGAAGGGCATTGCTCAGGACTCCAAGCTCGATGAGTCGGCCACGGTCGACCTCGCAACGGGCATCAATGTTCGTCTCTAAGGAAAACAGATTATGCAGAAGACTGTGAATCTTTATCCGAGCGTTGGTCTTCCGGGTCAGGAAGTCGCCGCTCACACTGCGGTCTACACGCCGCTTAACTACCTCTCCGACGGCACTGCCGCCGCCGGCAAGTTCGTCTTCGAAGGCACGTCCGATAAGAAGGGCGTCGCCTTCCCCGTCGCCTCCGCCAAGGGTACGACCCTCGTCGGTCTCGTCGAACGCACCTTCACCGCCGCCGTCCCGTGCGGCGTCGACGGCTCCGAAGCCTACCCGAACGGTGCTGAACTCACGATCGCCGTGCGCGGTGACTTCTACGTTGAAGCTGCTGGCGAGGTTACGGTCGGTCAGGCCGTCCTTTGCAATCCCGCTGATGGCGCTGTGTCTTACGGCACTGTCGGCAGCGAAAACGACACCGGCTGGGTCGTCGTCACGGCCGCGAAGGCTCAGGGCGACATCATCATCATCTCCCGCCGATAAAAGGAGACTGAACAATGGACACGAATCTCGAATATCTTAAGAGCCTCGGCATCAGCTCCCCGTATGCCGTTGGCGTCATGCCGTACCACCGCGACGCCTCTGGTCGCATCGTCACGGACTACGCCAAGGTCACGCAGGGCAAGATTGCTCAGGACGCCGCCCTCTCCACCGCCAAGAACGTCGGCGTTCCCGCCGCCCTCGTCACGTACATCGATCCGCAGGTCACGACGATCCTGTTCGGTGCGATGAACGCCACGAAGCTCTTCAACGAAACGAAGAAGGGCGACTGGGCCGACAGCTTCATGCAGTTCCCGGTTGAGGAAGTCGTGGGCGACGTTACGCCGTACTCTGACTTCACGAACAACGTCACGTCCGAAGTGAACTACGAGTTCCCGACCCGTGAAAACTTCATCTTCCAGACGACGCTGAAGTACGGCGAACGCGAACTTGCCACGGGCGCTAAGGCTCGCCTCGAGTTTGCGGGTGCCAAGCAGCGCGGCGCGGCCAATATCCTCGCCCGTGCGCACAACCGCTTCTACCTCTACGGCGTTGCCGACAAGCAGAACTACGGCGCTCTCAACGACCCGAACCTGCCTGAGTCCGTCACCCCCGTGTCGGTCGGCGGCAAGTCCACGTGGGCTGACAAGACCGCCGCCAACACCGACCAGATGGCGAACATCGTCTTCAACGACATCGCCAAGCTCATTAACGAGCTCATCAAGAACAACGCGGGCAACGTCGACGCCTCCTGCAAGTTCCGCCTTGCCGTCGCCTCCGACCGCGCCACGTATCTTCAGATGCCGAACGCCTTCGGTCTGACGGCTCTTGATCTGCTCAAGAGCAACTACCCGAACCTCGAGGTGCTCTACCTTCCCGAGCTCACGACGGAAGCGGGGTCCATGCTCTACCTGACGGTTCCCGAGCTGTTCGGCGAAGTCACTGCCGAGTGCGCCTACTCTGAAAAGATGCGCTTCGGCGGCGTCGAAGCCTACTCCACCTCCTGGGTGCAGAAGGCCGTCGGCGGTACGTGGGGTTGCGTGATCCGCCGCCCGCACCTGATCGCCACGATGCTCGGCATCTAACCACCATGCCCGAATCTGTTCGGGCTTCCTAGGGGGCGGGCTTCGGCCTTGCCCCCGCCATCGAACGAGGAGAAAAATTCAATGGCTACCACTACGAGAAAGAAGGCACAGGCGACTGCCGCCGAGGGCGTCGAGGTTCTGACTTCCACCCTTGAAGAAGAAAAGAAGGCCGTCACCGTTGCGGGCGAAACGATTGCCATCGCCTGCTGTCTGCCTTTTGCCCTGCGCTTTGACGACATCCCCGACGGCAAGGGTGGCACGAAGTCCATCCGCTTCCCCGGCATCAACGACAATCTGCGCGGCATGAAGTCGGGCGTCCTCGCTATGCCCGGCAACGCCCTGTGCGTGCAGCTCCCGAAGTCCGACTGGGAAAACCTGATCGCCGCTCACGGCAAGGAAATCGCCTTCACGGGTCGCAACGGCTCCATGCCCTGTATCTATCCCGTGAATGACGTGAAGGGCTTCAAGGCCGCCGCGTCCGAGATTGCCGAGATGCGAACGGGCCTCGAGGCCGCCGATCCGACGAAGATGGGCGTCGAAGTCACCGCCAAGTAAGGAAACAAAATGGCCTTCTATGAACTTGATGCCGCCGCCTTCCGCGCGGCGTACCCCGCTTTCACCGAGGAGGCGGTCAGCGCAGAACAGCTCGCGGCATCTTGGGAGGCCGTGAAGGTTCTCCTCGGGGACGGTGAAGGAAACTTCCCGTACCCCGAGGCCAAGATGCAACCGATCCTGTGGGCGGCTCTCTGTCACCTCCTCTCGCTTGACGGGAACGGGTTGGATCAACCCTCCCGCATCGCCTCTGCGACCGAGGGCAGTGTCTCCACGTCGTTCGAGAACCTGCAGAGCAAGACCGAGGCGGGATCCTGGTGGAACCTGACGAAGTGCGGCGCGCTCTTCTGGGTACTCACGATGCCGTACCGCACGGGCGCGAAGCTCTACTACGCCAAGCCCTATCACCCGTGGGGGTAACCATGGGGATCAAGGTCAATCGCACCACGGGCGTGCGCAAGCTCGCTGCCGAAGTCGGCAAGGTGGGCGTACCCTACGCGGAGATCGGCATCACAGACCCAGAGGTTGCGACCTACGCAACGTACAACGAGTACGGATGGGTGCAACGCACGACGAAGAAACAGACGGGGTATTTCCTGCGTAACTTCGGGATCATGCTCAAGCCGGGGACGCCTCTCAGCTCCCCGCCGCGTCCGTTCATGCGTGCAACCTTCGCCGATGAGGTCGGCAACTGGAAGAAGATCCTTGCCGCCGGACTCAAGGCCAAGGGCGTCAAGGACGCCAGAGCCGCGTTAGAGATCATGGCGCGTCAGGCGCAGGTCGACATTCAGGAGACGATCCGAAACAACGGCTCGCGCAGTACGAAGTTCCCGGACCGCTCGCTCCTCACGACGTTGCTCTACGACGTGAAGGACGAACGCAAGGGACGCAACCGCACTGCCGACTCTGGCTCTGGGCGCGACAAGGCGCTTGTCAAGGTCGGAACGATGCTCCACTCTGTCGGCTACGAAATCAAGGGGTGATGGATGTCAGTCAATCTTCACAAAATCGTGCGAAAGGCGATTCACCACCTGCACTCCGATCAGGCCGCCACGCTCTACCGCTCCACGGGTCGCTACGTCGACGGTGAGCGAGGGGACGCCGTTCAGCTCTTCGAGGAATGCGGGGAGCTGACGATGCAGATCCAGTCGCTCGGCCCCGACGTGGTACAGCAGGTCGACGCAATCACGCAGGCTGCAACGCTTCGCAAGATCTGGGTTTTCGCAGACACGGGAGCCTGGTCGGTCAACCGTCCGCTCGGTCGCACTGGCGACTACCTGAGAGGTGATGACGGGCGTGTATGGCTTGTCAACGCCGTCATCGAGGACTTCACCCGTAGCGGGTGGGTCAGCCTGCAGTGCCAGCAACAGACGACCCCTGTGGACATCTACTACGAGACTGAGGAGGGGCTATGCCGCTTGCCGCTGTAAAGCAGGAGCAGATCACCGAAGCCTTCCGAAGCTACCTCAGGAAGTTCGCCGTCCCGCCGTATGCGAACGACGATGCGCGGCATCTCATCAACGGCTTCGCCAACGACCTCGGCCTGCCCGAAGACAACGATTTCACCGTATTCACGCCGATCAGCATGACGCGGCGCGGATCGACGATCGAAACTCATGACGCAGTCTCTGAGACCTCTCTACTTCATGAGTATGTCGACCTGGTGGTTCAAGTGGACTGCTACAGCGCAGACCGCTTCGCTGCCCGCGATCGAGCGCAGGCATACGAGCTTGCGGGTCGGTCAACTTACGGTGCGGATCACTTCCGCGCCTACGGCCTCGACCTCCAGTACGTCGACGGCCTTCAGAATCTCACTGCTCCGACGGACTCGGGGCGGTACGTCCCGAGATGGGCGGTCACGTTCCACCTCGGATTCAAGCGCACATTGAAGATAGACCAAGACGGGTTCCGCTTCGTCGAGGTAGACCTTGCCAATGTTGACGTGAAATTCAAACCGAAGGAAAAGCAATGATTCCTGCATCTCACATTGTGAAGGTCACGCCGCGCGTCATCTCTGGCGGTAGCTCCGACCTCGAAACCAACGGCCTGCTCCTCACGAAGTCGGCCCTTATCCCCTCCGACGTTCCCGCCGTCGAGTTCTCCTCCGCCGCTGCCGTTGCCGATTTCTTCGGCAGCGAGGCCGAGGAAACCGTCTTTGCTCAGCAGTACTTCACGGGCGTCACCAATCAGCAGAAGGCCGTCAACGCCATCGTGATCGGTCGCTTCATCTCCGAAGCCGCTCCCGCTTGGGTGCGCGGCGGTACGGTCACGACGAAGCTCGCCACCTTCAAGGCCATCACGGACGGCACGCTTACGCTCGAGGTCAACGGCGAGGAAGTCACCGCCGAGAACATCGACCTTTCCGCTTGCACCTCTCTTTCCGAGGTTGCCGCCAAGGTTGCCGAAGGCATTGCCGGTGTGACGGGCGCTTATGACGCCAACTCCCAGAAGTTCACCTTCACGACCGAGAAGACGGGCGCGGATGCCTCCCTGAACCTGGTCGGCGTTGCCGCCGTGGGCACGGCCATCGTCGGCGAATCCCTCGTCGCCTCCGGAGTCAAGGGCACGGGGCTGAGCGATGCGCTCGGCCTCACGGTTTCCCTCGGTGCTGTGGTTTCCCCGGGCGCGGACATTCAGACTCCCGCCGCCGCGCTTGAGAACGTCTGCTCCGTCACGCGCAACTGGGTCGGCTTCACCACGCTTTGGGAAGCTACGCTCGAACAGGCCGAAGGCTTTGCCGCATGGGCGGACATTGATGACGACTACGTGTACGTCGATTGGACGACGGATGTCCGCTGCATCGACACGCTCACGCAGGCCGAGACGAAGCCCGCCAAGATGAAGGATCGATTCAACTGCGCGATTTGCCTCTACGGTACGTCCGCCTTTGCCGCCTTCGTCCTCGCTGTCGGCGCTTCGATCGACTGGCAGAGAAATCAGGGCATGAAGGTCTGGTTCGCCAAGTCCGCTACGGGTCTCTCCCCGACGATTCAGAACGAAGCCGCCGCCGATGCGCTTGAGGCAATCCGTTGCTCCTACTTCGGCAACTTCGCCACGCGTAACGACGCCTTCCAGTTCATGAATACGGGCGCGCTCTGCTCTGACTACTACGGCTTCATCGACGTGCTCTACGGCTCGATCTACCTGCGCAACGCCATTCAGCGTTCGTGCATGGACGGCTTCAAGGCGATCAACCGCGCTCCGTATAACGACATGGGCCGCGCATACATCTCCGCCTGGCTTCAGGATCCGATCAGCCTCTGCCTGCGTAATGGCGTCATCGACCCGGGTCTCGATCTCTCCGAGTCTCAGCGTGCGCAGATCATGCAGGAAGTCGGTCAGGACATCACCGGTGCGCTCTTCACGAAGGGCTACTGGTACAACATCGAGATGCCCGCCGCCAACGTTCGCGCGGAACGCGGCTCGCCCATCGTGTCAATTCTGTATTGCTACGCGGGCAGCGTCCAAAAAATCTCTGCAGAAATTATCAGCATCATCTAATCCATCCTGTAACGAAAGGGCTTCCCGCGCGGGAGCCCTTTTTCTTGGAGCCGAAAAATGGCCGATTACTTTGACGTAACCAGTGCGAACGTCCAAATCATTCTCGCTTGTGAAGATCTCTACCCGTCCGGCGTGAAGCTCGAAGGCTTCTCCGCCGACAGCGTGATGACTGCCGACGGCGTGGACCAGTCCGAAAACCGTCGCGGCGTTGATGGCCGCATGGTCTCCGGCGTGGTCAAGAACATTCAGCCCGTCAGCATCGTGCTTGAAGCCAACTCCCCGAGCCTCGAGGTCTTCGAGACTATCCGCGACGCTATGAGCGCCAACTGCAAGCCGTATGAGCTTACCCTCACGGTCTTCGTGCCCGCCCTTGAAAAGACCATCGTCTTCCGCCGTGGTGCCCTCAAGAACGGCCCGAACCTCCCGAGCGTTCAGAAGACCCTTCAGCCCACGACGTGGACCATGGAATTTCAGGAAGTCGCCTGATTGACGCACTGAGGAGAAGTTGGAATGGATGACATTACCTTGAAGATCAACGACGCAGGCCACGACATGACCTTCGTCATCGAGAAGATGAGCGCCTTCAAGGCGGAAGGTTGGCTGATCCGCGCAGGTCTCCTGCTCGGACGCGAGGCCATCACCGCCGAAGGCGTCAAGGACTATCGAGGCCTGGTTGCCGCGTTGTGCAAGGTCGAGTACGAGAAGGCCGCTCCCCTGCTCGACGAACTGCTCGCCTGCTGCAAGGTGCGCGTCGGGAAACTGAAGAAGAGCGTGACCGACGACGGCATGATTCAGTCGCCGTTGACGCTCCTGACCCTTCGCGTGGAGGCGCTCAAGGCGAACTTCGGTTTTTTGCAGAGCGCAAACCTGTCCAACTTCCTCGGTGGGCAGGCTTCCGAGCCGACTGTGAAGGCGTAAGAGGGGTCGCCTCCTACGCCAACATTCCGCCGCTCGCAGGGCGTCTCATCTCCGCTCGCCTCGCGTCACTGGCGGAGCTAAAAACCGTTCTTACCTACGAGGATGCCGTTAACCTCGATGAGGTTCTTCTGTTGGACAACTACCACAAGTGGTTGGCGGCAAAACAAGCTGAGGAGAAAATCTAAATGGCCGGCAACATCATCGACAGCCTGTTAGTGAAGATCGGCCTCGACTCCGAACAGCTCAAGGACGGTTTGGATCAAGCGGCACAGGGCATCGACAACTTCGCACGCGGCGCAGAGCGTTCGGGCGAGGCGGTCGACCGACTGGCAGCACACGCCACGAAATCGGGGCTTCTGCTCGGCAACGTCTCGGACGATGTCGCAGAGCGAATCCTCGAGATCGGGTCAAGCGGTCAGAAGGCGGCACTTGCCGCAGGCCGCGCAATGGACAGCCTCGGCAAGCAGGTCGGGGCGATCGGCGAGAAGATCATGGCGCTCGGTGCGCCGCTCCTCGCGGCTTTCGGCGGGACTGCTCTCTTTCAATCCTTCGTCCAAGACGGGAACGCGCTGGCAATCCTGTCCGACCGACTGGGCGTGTCTGCCCAGAAGATCGACGCATGGGCGAAGGCGAATGAGGATGCAGGCGGCAGTCAGGAAGCCTTCAAGGGTGCGCTTGAAAACTTCATCCTGACCACGGGCAAAGGCGAGAAGGCCTTCTTTGAGATGGGCGACCATATCAAGGGGCTTAGCCAAAGGCAGGCGGAATACTTCCTGCAGTCGCAGGGGCTGTCTGCCGATGCCGCCGCCGTGTTCCTGAAGTACCGTGACAATGCGGAGGAGGCCGCCAAGGCCTTCGAGGGTGTCGCCTTCACTGATGAGCAGGTCAAGCTAGCACGTGAGTTCAATCGCCAGTGGCGCAACTTCACGAACCAGGCTTCATCGCTCGGTGGCGTGCTTCTCACGGCAGTGATGCCGCCGCTTACCGCCGTCATGAAGACGATCAGTTCGGGTGTGGGCTACCTTGCGGAGCATTCCCGCTTCGTGAAGATAGCCGCCGGGGCGATTGCCGCCATCTTTGGCGGGGCGTACCTGCGCAACATCGTTGCGGCGGTCAAGGCGTCTGGCCTCTTCGTTAACGTCTTCGTGAAGGGGATGCCCGTCATCAAGGCGTTTAACCTCGCTTTGTTGGCTAACCCTCTTGGGGTGCTGATTGCCGCAGTTACGGCGGCCTGCCTGTTGCTTGACGACTTCATGGGCTTTCTTGACGGTGACATTACCGCGCTGGAAACCTTTATGAAGTGGTGCGGCCTCACCAGTGAGGAGGTCGACAACATCAGGCAGAACATCCTGAGCTTCTGCCGCGCCGTGTGGAACATCCCGAACAACATCAAGCTCGCGCTCGGTGAGGCTTGGGATGTGATTAAGGAGATGGGCGTATGGTTCGCCGACCTGTTCCACCTCCCCGACGCGAAGGCGTTTACGGACTTCTTCGCCAAGGTAGGCGACGTTGCGGGATCCATCGGGTCGACCCTCTGGGGCGGCATCGTTGAGGGCTTCCGCTTCATCGACTACATCGCCGACGCGCTCGGCGGTTTGCCCGATGCGTTCGTCAAGGGCTTTGACAACGGGATCAGCTACATCTACGAGAAGTTCCTCGCGTGGTTGGTCGAACCGTTGCGCAGTCTCCTGCCTGAATCGCTTGACGGTCTGAGGCCTGCTGCCGATAAGGCGGCGTCCGCCGTCTACGACGCGTTGATGTTCCCGATCCGTCAGATCAAGAAGGCCTTCGAGGGGCTTTTCGGGAGCTTCGACGCCTTTGCCGACAAGGCAAAGGGGATCCTCGGAAAGGTCGGCAGTTTCTTCGGCTTCGGCGACGAGGCGAAGGAACCCGCGCCCGCTCCGCAAAAGGGCGAGGTGACGATCAAGGCCGATCCCACGGACAGGCAGACGGGCGGATTCCTCGACGGCCTCACCGACAAGGTGGGCGGGTGGATGTCTTCCCTGCTTGCGTCACCGACCCCCGCTGTGGCCGGTGCGCCGGCAGGGATTGCGGCATCGAACGCGGGCGCATCGAACGCGGTCAACACCGACATGAAGGTGACGGTGCAGACCACGGTCAACGCCTCGGGCGACGGCGAGGCAATCGGCGAAGCCGTTGCAGGCAGTGTCCAGAAGGCAATGGGCAAGGCACGAGACTACATCCAGAATTCGGTCTCGGGCGTTGTCCAAAAGGGGTAACTCATGTCAGTTGAAATTCTCTCGTGGGCTATCCTCGATGCGAAGGGCAACCCTATCTGCGACTACGACTCTATCGACGATCTCGGCGAGGACGCCTCTGCCGTCGTCCCCGTGGAGCCGCAGGAAAACGGCGCGCTCTACGCATACGACAAGGTCGTACAGCCTCAGCAGATCACCGTGACGCTTCTCTTCTCGGGCGACTATGCCGCTCAGGAAGCGGCAATCGCGAAGATCGATGCCGCTCTGCAGGGCTTGGAGGCGTTCACGGTGGTCACGCCGACCACGGTACGCTCGAACATGACGCTGATCGGCGTTTCGTCTATGCGCTCATCGTCAAGCGGGGCGAACCTCCTGTCCGTTGACCTTACTTTCCAAGAGGTTCGGTCTGCAACGGTTGGGGGTAAAACCGCCGCGTGGTCTCCGAAAAAAGAGACGGGCGCGAACAAAGTGGACTGCGGCAAAAAGCAAACGTCTGCCGTGGGTGGCGTGGTTGAGGCTATGACTTCGGGGCGTTAAGGGGGTGTTCTCGTGATTCGCATACCGCTTTCCAACCTGTCGAACCAGCGTTTTAACGTGGTTCTTGACGGGCAAAACTGCACGGTAACGCTCAAGCAAAACGGCGCGGCTCTCTATCTCAGCCTCGCGGTCGATCAAGTCGATGTGGTGACAAACCACATCTGCAACAACGACTCACCTATTCCGATTTTCAAGACAACGGCCTTTTCGGGGCGTCTGGTTTTTCATGACGTGCTAGGGGACTCCCACCCGGACTACTCAGGACTGTCTGATCGGTACTACCTCGTTTACTTGGCAGAGGGCGAAAAATGGCAGGCGTGACTTTTTCCGAAAAGGCGCTGCGCCTGACGGTCACGCTCGACAAGGCGGGTGCGAACAACGTCTACACGCTCACGGGCTTCGCTACTCATGTGGCGATCTCGAAACAGGGCGGCGTGGACTTCGCGAAGGCGTCGGTCGAGGTCTATGGGCTGTCACTTGACACGATGGCTCAGCTCACGATGCTCTCCTTCCGCCCGCTCAGTCGCCGATGGAACCTGCTCCAAGTCGAAGCAGGCGAGGGCGGGAACTACTCCGTGGTCTTTCAGGGCGAGGTGACGAACGCCTACGCCGATCTGAACGGGGCTTGCCCCGTGATGAAGATGGAAGCCCAGACGGGTAGCTACCCTGTCTTGCAACCTGAGGGGCAACTGGCCATCTCGGGTCAGCAGTCGGCGGCGGAAACCGTCGGGATGCTCGCGCAGAAGACGGGCAAGACGTTCCGCAATGATGGGGTCGAGGCGACGCTCTCCGACTGCATCATCACGGGCGATCCGATCACGAAGATGCGACAGATCGCCAACAGCGTCGGCGCAGACCTCCTCATCGACGACGATGAGATCGTCCTCCTGCCGCGCGGCAAGGTGAGAGAGACGGGCGGGATCCCGCTTGTCTCCGCAGACACTGGGATGGTCGGGTACCCGACGTTCACGCAGAACGGCATTCAAGTCGTTTCGTACTTCCGCCCCGATCTCCGCATCGGTGCGGCGGTGCGCGTCGAATCTATCGTCCCGTCCGCTTCGGGCACTTGGAAGATCGTCAACCTTTCCCACGACCTAACGGCACACAAGCCCGGCGGCGGTTCGTGGCGCACAACGTTCGAGGGGATGTGGCTCGATGAGTGACGAACTGAAGCTCAATACCTCTGAGTTCACGGCTAGCTCCGAACTCAACGCCCTGCACTTCATGATTCAGTCAATCGTGAAGGGGATGGTCAATACGGCCATCCCCGTCCGCGTGGACTCAGTCAACCGCACGGGCGAGGGCAACGGCGCGGAGTACCTCTCTGCGACGCCCCTGGTCGAGATGCGCACCGCCTCGGGCGAGGCAATCCCGAACGTTTCGATCCCGAAGCTCAGGTGGTTCAGGCTTCAGCATGGGACGGCGGCAATCATCGTCGACCCGAAGCCCGGTGACATCGGCCTTGCGATCTTCGCTCAGCAGGATGTGTCCGCACTGAACGGCGAGGCTACGCCCGTGCAGCCGGGTAGCTTCCGTTGCTTCGATATGTCCGACGGGTTCTACATCGGCGGGTTCTGGGGGAAGAAGCCCACCACCTTCATCCACTTGGAGGAAGAGGGCACGATTCACGTCGTAGCTCCCCAGAGCATCAACGAGGAGACGCCCGCGCTCACGATCAAGTGCGATACGGCGCGGGTCGAGGCTTCGTCCTCGGTCACGCTCGACACGCCTGCGACATCTTGCACGGGGACACTGACCGTTACGGGTCTCATCACCGGCAAGGGCGGGCTTGCCATCTCCGGCGGCTCTGGCGCATCGGTCGACGGCTCCCTCACCACGACGGGCGACGTTGTGGCGGCGGGCGTCTCTCTTGACACTCACACCCACCCGGGCGACTCGGGCGGGACAACAGGGACACCACAGTAATGGCTCACACGAACTACACGCCTCAGCTCACCGCGTCCGCCTGTTTCACGTTCGACGGCAACGGGAACCTGAAGATGCTCGAGGGCACGGCGGCGACACTGCAGAACGTCTCGAACGAATGCAGGTGCTTTACCGATGACCTGTACTTCTACGCGGAGCATGGCATCGACTGGTTCTCCGATCAGTTGGGCAAGCCCGTGCAGAAGGCCGTGACCGCCGCCCGCCTGAGGGATGCGGCCTTGTCGGTCGAGGGCGTGGAGGCCGTGGAGGCCGTGGAGATTGACGACGTGGACAGTCGCGCCCGCACACTGACGGGGCGCATCACCATCCGAACAACTGAGGGCGATCATGGCCGTAGTGAAATTTGATGAACTGACGGGCGTGGTTGTGCCCGACTCCTCCGAGATTCGCGAGGACTTCGCAAAGGGCATCGTGAAGGCGTTCCGATCCGATCCCGATCGTCCCGACGTGAACGTTGAACCGACCTCCCCGATGGGGCAAGTGGTCGACCTGGTCGCTGCGGAGATCGAGGCGAAGAATGCCGAGATCGCATACCTTGCCAATCAGCTCAACCCCCAGACTGCTCGTGGTGTCTTCCTCGACGCCATTGGCGGCCTCTACGGCATCGACCGCAAGCTCTCAGAGCCTTCCGTGGTTACCTGCACTCTGACAGGCCTGAAGGGCACTGTGATCCCTTATGGCGCGATTGTGCAGGACACCAACGGGAACAACTTCCGGCACTCTGCTGTCGGCGGTGCTGTGATCGGGGACGATGGGACGGTCACCACGACTTTCGATTCGGTCGAGCACGGCTCGGTCGAGGTCGCACCTGAGACGGTGACGAAGATCGTCACGATCGTCGCAGGGTGGGATGCCGTCACGAATCCCGACTCGGGCGCTCTCGGACGCAGCAGGGAACCTGACAGCGAGTACCTCGCGCGCATCACGGAGAGCTACGCGATCAATGCTCTGGGTAGCTTGGAGGCCATTCAGGCGAATCTGGCAGAGCTTGACGGCGTGCTTGACTGCGTGGTGCTAGAGAACTTCACGAACGAGTACAAGACGGAATTCGGCCTGCGCATCGAGCCACACAGCATCGCGGTCTGCATCGTGGGCGGGGATGATGAGGCAATCGCCGAGACCATCTACCGACGAAAGGACATGGGGTGCGGCACGACGGGCAGTTACTCGGTCACGTACATCGCAAAGGATCACTTCAACGCGACGTACACGTACCGCATCACCCGCCCGAGCGCGCAGGACTTCAAGGTGCGCGTGACGTTCAACGCCGAGTCCGTGAACCCGTATGAGGAAGCGGACGTAAAGGCTGCCTTGATTGCGGACTTCTCGGGCGAAGGCTCGAACCCGCGCATCAAGCTGGCTACGAAGGTCTACGCGTCCCGCTTCTACGGCGTGGCGATCCCCGAGACTACGGCTCCCGTGCGCAAGATCGAGATTCAGCTCGGCGATGCAGGGTGGGTCGATTCCGTGGAGATCCCCGCCAACGTGGAGCCTTCGATTTCCTCGGAAAACATCGTCTTCTTGTACGAGGGGTAAAGAATGGCGGACACACAGACATGGTTCAACTTCGCATCCGTTGCGGACGTGCGGAGCATCCCCGATGTCGCCTCCACGCAGTCAGAAGCTATCCAGACGCAGTACGCCTTCAGTGCGGACTTTCAGAATCTGGGAAGCCTGATGCAGGATGTGATCGACGCCACGCCCGACCTCGAGCGCCTGCACGCGGCGGCGATGGATCCCCAGACCGCCTACGGCGTTTACCTCGACTGGTGGGGTCAGAAAGTCGGCGTAGACCGCTTCATCAAGGTGCGCGGCGAGTACGTGCGCTTTGATGATGACTACTTTCGCTTCCTGATCCTCTACCGCGCCGCTTGCAACATCTCGAACGGCTCGGCGGACGCCGCGAACAAGCTGCTACAGCGCCTGACGGACACCACGGTTTTCGTCGTGGACTATCTCGACATGAGCGTGAACAGCATCGTCATCATCGGGAACATTTCCGACCTGCAGGCAATGATTTTGCAGACCTACGGCCTATTGAATCGACCAGCGGGCGTTCTGACCAATCTTCTCGTCATCTATCCCGACGAGCAGATTTTCGGCTTTGAGGGGTCGACCCTCATGCCTTTCGACGTCGGCGTTTTCAATCCCGGCAGAACAATTGAGATTGACTGATGAGCAACTATCCCGAACACCTGTTGACCTCGGCACTGGCCGCCGATGGCGACAAAACGATTCCGCCCGCAACCTCGCAGGAGGCGGGCACTGGCCGCTTTTCGCAGAACAAGGGGTGGACGGAAGTCAACTCCATGCCGCTCGCAGAGGGCGGCATCCCGCCGAAGCGTCAAGACTTCAACGGTGCGTTCTACCTGCTATCCCAGCTTCTGCTTTGGTATCAGCAGGGCGGCGTGATGAACTACTCCGTCGACCTCGACTATGAGGTCGGTAATGAGGTCATGCTCAACGGAACTAAGTATCGCTGTCTTCGCGAGAATGGCCCGGGCACGTCGCTTGTCACGCCTGGGTCGAACAAGGCCGTTTGGAAAAATTTGGACGCACCAAGCGTTATAGCAGGTCAGATCACGCCTTTTGCGAATTGCCGTCTTGGTGGCAGCGACGGACGTCGCTTGATTCCGTGGGGCGAGACAGCGGCCGACGAGCGATATGTGTTGTGTGACGGTGGCTCCGACGGCCTCGGAGGTACTGTTCCAGACTTGATTGGGAAGTTTATTCTCCCGAGTACCGTAGGCGAGTCTGGACAGGTTGGTGGCAAGCTGACCGCAGGGACGGATGACAAAAAGATTGCGGGGACGGTTGGCGAAACGATTCTGACCGTTGACCAGATCCCCAGTCACTCGCACACCGGCAAGGCTGCGGCGGTGTCCGGGCATACGCACTCGCGCGGCACGATGAACATCACGGGCTCCTTCCCCGTCGATGATCACAAGCAGCGTTATGTGACCGGCAGCTTCTACGCAGGCGAATGGGACTGTTGGGATAGCGACAACCGAGACTCTGAAAACACGTCGGTGCGGTGTCAGTTCGACGCCGCGCGCACTTGGACGGGGCGCACGTCTACGGATGGCGCTCACTCACACGACGTCACCCTCGAGTCCGTCGGCGGCAATCAGGGACACACGCACACGCTTGACGGCGCGTCACATTCGCACACGGTCAAACTTCCGCTGCCGCCGTTCTTCAAACTGGCTTTCTTTGTAAAGCTACCTGAATAAGAGGGCGAAATGGCAGAAAAATTTTTATTCCATTACGTCTATACGGCGGTCGGGACGCTTTCGGGGCAGAGCTTCATCACGCAGACGGAAGATGCGATTAACGATCTCGCTCGTTATGCGTCCGAAGGCAACGCAGATGCTACCGAGGCTCTTCGTCTGGCGAAGATCGCGAACGACAACTCAGAGACCGCTCTGAACAACTCGTCTCAAGCGGTCTCAACGGCGAACTCAGCGCTCTCTCAAGTCAAGACGCTGACGACAACGGTTGAGTCGTGGAACAAGCGCATCCAGACGGCCGAGTCCAATGCGGCGACCGCCGTCTCGACAGCCAACGCAGCGAAGTCGAGTGCGGAGTCGGCGGTGACGACCGCAAAGTCTGCTCTTGCCATTGCAGGTGAGGCGAAACAAAACTCGAGCGATGCGCTTGCCATTGCGCAGCAGGCGGACAAGAACTCTACGTTCGCTGTGAGCAAGGCAACCGATGCTGCTGCGACCGCTGACGAAGCGAAGAAGCTGGCTCAGCAGGCGGTCATCGATGCAGAGTCTACTCTCGTCGAAATGGAGGGACTCCTCGCCACCACGACGGCCAAGGCCACGGAGGCCGCCTCGTCCGCGCAAGACGCCTCCTCGAGCGCGCTGCAGGCTCAAAACTCCTCGTTGCTCGCCGAAAAGTGGGCGAGCTGGATGAGCAATTCTGCGGCCGAGGGACAGCCCGAGGACTTTACGGTCGACGGCACTGAATACTCGTCGAAGTGGTATGCGACCAAGGCCTCCGAAAGCGCAAGCGTGGCTTCTGATGCCTCAACGTCTGCTACGGCTGCCGCTGACTCTGCGGGCGCAAGCGCAACGGGTGCGCAGCAGTCGATGCAGACCGCTCAGCAGGCGGCGGCAGGGGCGAGTGCGTCCGCGCAGGCGGCAGAAGGATCAGCTGTTCGCGCAGAAGATGCCGCGAAGCGAGCTGAAGATGCGGCCTCAAGAAACGTCAATGCACTGACCTATGACGCGCAGACACCGACCCCTGAGCAGCAGGCACGGGCGAGAGCAAACATCGGCATCTTGAGCGCCGCCGAAATTGATGGGCTTTTTGCTGATCAGAGTTAACAAGGAGGCATTCATGTGAGTGTGATTCGACCCGCGCTTTCTTCCAGTGAGCGCACTACCGAGAGAAGGGCTGTGACGGTTATCCGACGCAGCCCTTCTTTTTTACGGCCGCAGACGATCGTCGAGGGGCTCCCGCAGGAGACCCCGACCGATCCGTATCTGCCGGTCGACTGGAAAACAGGAGATGTGATTACGGCTGCAAGGCTGAACGCCACCGATGAAGGCGTCGACAAAAACGCTGACGCCATCGAGCGGCTTAAGGCTCAGCAGCCCACGAAAATCCCCACAACTTTTATTGACAACCTCTTTTAAATAAGGAATTTTTTATCATGGCTACTCAGTTTCTCGACCTCGCTGGCTTGACCCACTATGACGGCAAGCTGAAGGAAAAGGTCGCTGGCTCCATCAAAATCGAAGGCCTGAACGTCTCGCTTACGTCGATCTCTGGTGCGGTACTCGGCACGATCGCGATCCCGCAGCAACAAATCGAACTCGCCTCTGCTTCGAAGAGCGGCCTTATGAGCAAGGAACACTTCACCAAGCTCGAAGGTATCGCTGCCGGTGCAACGCTGGTCGAAGAAAGCGAAACTAACGGCAATGTCAAGATCAATGGCAAGGAAACGACGGTTTACACGCCTGAGGTCTACACCCCTCACGAAAATGGCCTCTACAAGGTGACGGTCACCGACAAGGGTGCTGTGAGCGTCGCCACGCCGGTCACGAAGGGTGACATCACCAGTCTCGGCATTCCGGCTCAGGACACGACCTATGCGCCTGCATCTGGCAAAAAGGATGGCCTGATGTCGGCTGCTCACTTCACCAAGCTTGAAGGCGTTGAAGCCAAGGCTCAGGTGAACGTGATCGAGAAGGTGTCTGTCAACGGCTCTGCGCTCCCGATCAACAGCAAGGGTGTGAACGTTGACCTCACGCCGTATGCCCTCAAGACCGACATCACGAATGTCTACAAGTTCAAGGGCTCTGTCGAGAACTTCGAAGCTCTGCCGAAGACCGAACTGACGGCTGGTGACGTGTATGACGTTAAGGCCGCTCATGGCGACAATCCCGCCGGCACGAACTTTGCCTGGACGGGCACGGAATGGGATCCGCTCGGCGGTGCTTTCCACGTCGACGCTATCGCTACCAGCGCTATCGACGCTCTCTTCGCTTAATCGATGACCAACTGAGGTGAAAAATGGCCGGTTTTCTTGATCTAACCGGCCTCTCGCGCTTCAAATCGAAGTTGCTTGAGGCCATTGCAAACGTTTATGTCACCAAGACAGCACATTCGAAGGCGCTTAACCTCAAGGTCAACAAGGCCGACCTTGAATCTGAAATCAAGCGAGTCCTTGGAACTCTAGACACGGGCATCCCGGTTGGCGCGATCATGGCCTTCCACGATGTGCCTGCGGGATGGCTTCAGTGCAACGGGGCGGCGGTGAGTCGAACGACTTACGCCGCTCTTTTTGCAAAGATCGGCACAAAGTACGGCTCGGGTAACGGCTCGACGACGTTCAACCTCCCGAACCTTCACCATAAGTTCATCGAGGGCACGACCACTTCTTCAGAGGTTGGTAAGTCTGTGTCCTGTCTCTTATACACATCTCCGAGCCCACGAGACCCTAAGACATCTCG